GATAAATCTGGCCACCCTGCTTTACCATTGTTATTTAGGAGATTCAAAGCACGTTGTAAAAGAGGTTTTGCAAATCCGGTACCGCAATTCACACCAGTGTCTAGAAGCTCTTCAGCTACAGCAGAAGAAATGATATTCACCTGATCAAAACGTGGGGCTGTCCAATAGTTTTTGCGATAAATTGCTTTGGCCACTTCAAGAGGCAAATCTTTCATATTGCCCTTAAAACCATTTGTACGTGCTACAGCTTGAGTAATACCGTATTTGGTTGCACCGCCCCGATCAGCTGGGTTATTTACATACCCGCCTTCACGCTTAATTAATTCATCAAGATATTGTTCAATGTTCATTTCACTTTCCTTTAGATAATAAAAAACCGCCCGAAGGCGGCATTAACTGTTTTCGATATCTCTTTTAGCTTTCTTAACTTCTTTAAGTACTTCAATAATCGTCTTACCTTCCTGTTTGTTAATGAAGTTAAAGATCCAGCGGACTAAAGCCCAGCCAGGTAAACCACAAACAAAGAAGAATCCTCCAAGAGCAATCATCCCCCATATATCAGTAACCCATTCATGAAGCCCCCATTTCACGATAATGAATGAGCCGCCAGCGAGGCTTGATACAACCGTACAAATCAAGCCCACTGCCCACTCTTGTGGTGAGCGTGGCATACGTGTCATTAATACAACTGCTACAACCAAGCTGGCCGCCAAAGCCACCACAATTGCAAACCCATAAAATTTTAATAGTGCTGTAAAGCCACTAGTGGAAACTGGTTCCATTTATTTCTCCAGATTTTTTGGCATTAAAAAAGCCCTAACTTATTTAAAGCTAGGGCTTGTGTGGTTTTGCTGTGTAGTTACGATGCTTTTTTAATTACAAGCTTATATCTACTACCAATAAAATCAGGATCATCTTCAATTGATACTTCCGCATTGAAGCCTTTTTCACGAAGTAGATCTGAAATGGCCGTTGTTGTTTCTTCATTTAAAGTCATCTTTGAATAAAGAGTACATACTCCGTTTTGTGCAATGTCTGCTTCAATCTTTGGTAAAGCACCTTCTACATACATTTCTGCGTAGTTCATATTAAATTCCTGATTCTAATGTGAATGAAACTGAGAAGCGCATCGGGTCAACTAACGCACCTGACAAATTTTTAAAAAATAACTTAACTCCAGCCGCGACTCTATAAGCTGACCAACTACCATCGTATGCTTCAATTGCTTGAAGCGTTGGTGGCAAAATAACATCCCCACTACCCAGACCTGTGCCAGCAAAAATGCCAGAAACTTCAATGTGAGGATTCGCTAATTCAGTAGTTACTCCTGAATCTCGTTGCAATCTATAGACCCCCGTTGATTCTTTTGAAATCGACCAACCTGCATTGTTTTGTTGGGTAGTAAAAGTGACATCATAAGTCAGCATCATCGGTGCGATAAAACGACCCACTTTTGAAACTTCGTGATTGTATGTATTCCACTTACGAATTTTTTTAGTCCATGAATCAGATGCAACATACGGTGCATTTGCAGCAGTAGCGCCAATTACTCGCTTAAATACAACACTTGAAACTGATGTTTCATCCTGATTTGCGAAATACAATTCACCATTCGGTGCATTAATATAAATCGGTGTTTTATAGTTTGAGTCTGTTGCAGTTGGTTGAGTAGTAATTAATAATCTTCGATTAGTACCACCATACCAATTAGCAAAAAGTGTTGCTAAACCAGATGGAGAAAGTTGTATTTTCGCACCCGTCGCACCGCCCAAGGTAATGCGGCTCTTATCGATAACAACACCACCAATATTATCTGATACAGCCAAAGCAGTTGTGTCAGCTCGATTTAGCCAAGGCGTTCTAATGTATAGATTATTAGTGATGCAATTAAATGTTTGTTGATAAGAAGTATTTACAAGCCAGTCACGAGCTACACCATCTCTTGTTTGCTCTGCCCAAATTGCATTGAATGAGCAATTCGACCAAATTCCTGCCGTGAGGCCAAACTGCATATATTCAAGAATAATATTATTAAAGACGCACTGATAAGCTTCTTTAGCAAACAGCACAGGGTATTTACCCCATTGCCATGAGCAGTTGTCAAAATATGCAGTAGTACTTTGTTTAGAATCAACATCAGCAATATAAAACCCTGCATTTGATGCACTAATTGACATCAAATTTTGGACACGGAACGAGACCGTTGCATTCGATAAATATACTTGATTGTAAAAGCCTGAAATATTTGCATTTGAAAGTGTGAAGTTATAACCATCAACTTTTAAACCCGAAATATTTTCTGAAACACCCTCACTTACTAATTGCAAATCTCTTACTTCGGCGCCCACGTTAATAAATGCCACATTATTAAGAAGGGTATTTGAATTTGAATAATCACCTGGTCTTACCTTTAGAGAGTTCATTGCATACGCAGTGGCATTTTGTCTACTAAATCCACCTCCAACAATCCCTTTACCCTTGCAATCAACTTGTTTATTGATGCGATATTCAACTTGTCTGTTAGCAAGATAAATATTCGAACCTGTGTATGGACTCAACGCACATCGAATAAATGCGTCCGCATCGTCATAATTTGGGTCGTCACCCAGACCGCCAAAATCATCAATTGTTGGAAAAGCAACTGTGATTTTCACCCAATTCCCGCCATTTGCAGCAACAACAATATAACCGTCTGGAACTTTTGAACTATCAGCACTAAATACAAAAGTTCCTCCACCTAAATGTTTATCTTTTATCACAGATCGTACATTTACGGTGCGGCCTGGCCATGGCAATGTAGTAGCTAAATCATCAATACAATCTAAAGTACTGATAGTTTTTTTATTAAATTCCCTGAGATTTTCTCCAGTTAAAGTAAGTACCAGTGTATCTATCCACCCGTTTTCGCCTGCTCCGGCTGCACTAGCAACTTCAATTGCTTCTTTGAGATCCTTAAAAGCCTGAATTTGTTTTTCATTAAAATCAGCAACCGATGAGTTAATAATCTCATCAATACGTAAAAGAACCTCTGATGAATCAAGAGTAGATAAATCGCCCATGAGTGCTAGCAGTTTTTTTAAAATTGCCAATACATCATTGAAGTTATTTGTGTTGTTTAAAACCGCATTCCAGTTTGTTGCCATCTTTTTGGATCTCCATGCAACAAAAAACCGCCAGAAGGCGGTCATAAAATTTAAAAAATCAGTTTAGTAATAGACGACTACAGTGCAGATCTTGGGAGTATATGAGCCTTGAGTGTTATCACCACCAAATGCTCCCATCAGACGGAATTTGGTGTTTGTCCGGGCAAAGTCTTCACGCTCTTGCAAGCTAACTGCATCAGCTCGATTGCTTGTTCCAGTACATACGATGCCATAATCTGTATCAGGTGCACCCTCACTCAAAGTAAATTCGATTTGGCCGCCACCTTTATTTTCAACTGAAGCAAAGCCACGGCTTTTGACTAAATCGAACGTTGAGCCGTTGAGGCGAATAATAGCGATAGCTTTTTCACCTATGGTTCCACCGTCGACCGTATCGATAGTAATATCTTTAGAGCCATCAAATGTGCCACTACCCTGGATTACACCAGTGAAATTTATCTTTCGTCCCTTTTCTAACTTTGCTGCAGAAACAGCATTAGCACCTGCATCCAGCTTGCCATCAATGATTTCATTAATCTTTTTGGTTATTGAATTAAATAACCAGTTAAACCATTGACGAGCGGGTTTCTGATTTGATGGAAAGCCACTTAATAAAGTTAGTCCATCGGTATTTTTTGGCCCGTTCAGGCTAAATTCTTCTAACTTATCCATCTACTTCATCCGAAAAAATTAGCTCAACTCCACTTGGTAAAGGAAATAACAAGCGGACTAGTTCTTTATCTATAGGTTGAAACTCTGCAAGAAATTCAAAAGTAACGGTCATGTCTCTGTTGTCCTTTAGCTTGAAAGGCACATCAGTTAATAACTTGCAGATTTCAAATGCTTCATCGAGTGTGCAATCAGAGTTATTGAGCAAAATTTTTGCCCTAACTACATTCGGTAATTTTTTAGGTGGGATGCTCTGTCCGCGGTAACTACTAACACCTGATTCGCGCCAAAACCCGCCAATATCCGGGTTATCTGTTTCACCGAAGGTTAATGCTTCAGGCTGGCCATCAAACCCGAAGAAAGGTAAAGGTACAATATTGGGAACTACTAATGGTGCTCCCACCCATTCAGCGATAATTCTTAATTGATCACCAGTTGCTGAATCTAAGTCGAACTTCTCATTTATGCTTTGCAGCACGCTCATACAATCAAGAATAGGTTCTATTGATTCTTTGACCGTCTGTCTAAATTTCGGCTTAGATCGGTGCTCATTAATGATCAGATTTAAATAACCATCTGTTTGCATTAACCACCCCCAGCAACACTAATCTCGATATTGTCTGAGTCACAATAAGCAACGGCGTTAAAAGCTAGTGTGTAATCACCTTCTACAGGTACACCATCTACAGTTAATTGAAGGCTTTCAATTTCATAAGACCTTGCATCTAATGCGCCGTATAAGCCTGCTGGTACATACAGCTTATTAATTGCGATACGGTCCCCAATATCGAGCTGATTAATGTAATCGGCTGAAGCGCTCTTTATTTGCTCACCAATATCTACCGTGTAATCAGAATTAGTCGTTAATTCAAAACGGATACCAATAGACTTTTGAATAGGTCGCCAATATTGAATTTCTACTGGATCTCCATAGACAGTTGGGCGAATCACAGTTGTATTTCCATATAGATCACAACCAGGCGCTTTCTTTACCCGAATGGTTTCAGCAATCAATTGATCATTTCCACCCGCAACAACTACCGCTAAAGATTTTGGTGGTAGCCCTAAAGGATCTACGAATGACTTTTTATTTTCATAAACCTTACAACGGCTTACCCCATCAAGGCTAAACAACGCACCTAAAATACCTTCAGTATAAGAACGCGATGGAATAGCAGTCGATAGTGCCTGGCGTTGCCGTAATTTAGCATTGCTTTCAACTGGCGCACCTAATGTGGAAGCCTGAGGATTATTAACTGATTGCCAACCACGTGTAGGTGTTGAAATGGTCGTAACTGAATTTGGTAAAGCCAAAATTGCTCCAGGCTTTTCAGCTATTGCCGTAGTAACTATTTCACCTTCTGAAGGAATAACAACTTGTGCCGGCAACAACCACCGGTTATTATTTTTGTCACTCACAATACCGTTATTAATGATTGTGCCGGCAACGCCCACCAAAACCACTGATACAGTTGATTTTGTGGCCACTGCACGGCGAATGCCATTGATTTTGACATTGCGTGAAAGCGCATCAGTATCGGCAGTACTTGGCGACATAGAGTTGTAAACGTCGGAAACAACCGCATTACAGTCAGCAATTACACGAGCAATTACACCAATCCATTGTCCATCTTGACTATCATTTTCTAAGTAAACATCTTGGCCATAAATTTCTCGATATTTTTCTTTAAGGTGCTCAACAATTTCACTGTATGTTGAAACTGTTACGCCATATTGGTTAATTACTGGGGCTATGCTAGTTAGTGCCATATTTAAATATCCCCTTGCAGATCGGCAGGACCATAGATCGTGGTGATGGATGATTGAATGGATAACGTGCGTGTTTCTCCATTAAATTGACTATCGAATGAATCAATCCGGAGTACACCTTGAGTCTCTAAAATGCGCTGGCGAATCATCAATTCAAAAAGATGATCTGTGTATTTCCCCAGCACGTCTGTTGTCCACCCCGTACCATCTGAAGTATCAGCAAACCATTCACCTACCCAAAACTTAAGACGCGTCATAACCGCCTGCGCTACACCCTCAGGTGTATTACTATGGAAATTATTTTGACCTTGGCCAAAGCTATAATCCCCATCTTCATCTAGCTTTCTATAGCGCATAAAAAAAGCCGCCTTTCAGCGACCCCTCATTCATTTATGGTTTCGGTGGACCAGACTCACCATTACCCGGCTGTACTTTCGTATGGCCATGGCTAGATCCAACATCCACATCGTTATTTTTTAATGCCCCTAAGACGCCTAACCCATCTTTCATTTCAACCGGGCAATTAAAAGTAGCTTTGGTACCTAAAAACTCCAACTCTCCAGCATCATTAATCCGGATCTTGGCATTGCCTCCATCATTTCTTAACTCAACTGCATCGGTGGCTACATTCTTTAATCGCTTAGGTTGAGATTGCGGCGCAAATGTTGCGAAACCATCGGATAAGTCATGCTTACGGTTTTCAAACGGTGGTTGAATGCCTCCGTTTTGCCACCACAAATCAATGCACCTAGAGGAGAAATGTACTAGGCACTCATCACCCCGCTTAACTGGAAATGTTAAAGCAAAGCCTCCAGCTTTAGGCCAGCATACCGGCACGTCTGGTATTAATGGTAGATCCACTAACTCCATTGACCCATCTTCACGCATTACCGGTATCTGAATAGCTGGTGTAACTGATACTGTTTGCTTATCTGGATCATAAGAATCAACGATACAAGGCAAATTAGTCCACAGTACTGCTAGAGCAGATTTAATCGCATCGTTGATTGTATTAAGCAAATGGGGCGATCTTTCGTTATTACTTAAAGCCATAATCAATCCACCGCCGTAATTGTAATACCAGATTTAGGAACTACAGCACCCTGACCAACTGAAACTGTGCTTGTATACCAGTCATCACCACGTGTATCTCCGTAGTGCTCAACTGCCTTGATGATGTAAATACCATTAATACCACCAGCCGTTTTTAGATCCTTTTGTGGTTGATCAACGCCCTGGCTTTGGTAATCAATATCAAAAGCTTGTGTCTGGATACTTGAAGTATCGACATGTATGCGTCTACCACGGCGTAATTGAGGATTAAGGAGGCAATTCACCATTAAGCCTTCAGTAGTTAGCTGAGGCATTCCGACCATCCCAGTATTTGCATTCATTTCAAATACAGAGTCCAGCAAATAACTACTAATTCCGACCATGTAGAGGTATTCATCATCAATGAAGTACTCCGTATTTGTGTCTTTGCAAAACTGGCGGATCTGATCGTCTAGTGAACCAAACATGACTTTGCCGCGAACATATGTTTGATCACTAAGCTGTGGCAATTCACCGGTTTCTACACCATTAGCCTGATACTCTTTGGCGATTTCATTTTTTACCTGATCTACTGTCGTGCCGGCAGCAATAGTTTTATTCACTAAAGCATAGTTTTTAGCTTTATCTCCAGATTGGGCCAGAATGCATAAAAACTTATCCGTAGGGCTTTCACGCTCACGCCGGTATTGAAAAGTTGAACCTTTAAAAATGGTTGATAATTCATCACCGTACCCTACTTCAAAAGTGACCATAGCACCGACATTTGAGTTGTCTTCACCAGCCAAACGATTCATTGTGTCTTCAGATAGGTTGTAGATATAAAACTCTGCTGCCTTAGGCGTTTCGGCCGTAGGTTGATTAATTCGAAATACAATTCGCATTTCAGATAAATCTAATGCCTCAGGCTCACCATATTTAAGTTGAACGGTTAGCCGGCAATTACGCTTCCATTGTTCACTCATTCCGGATCCTGCCAAAATAGTTTTATGTTGGTACCTAAATCACCAAATGATTGGCTCTCATCTTCATTGAGGTTTTGAACGTACATAGAGCCGCTAATTACATGGCTAAAAGGGCTCAAAATATCGACACCTGAGACTAAGGGAATACCTAAGGCAACAGGCTCTGAATTAGTTTGAAAAATATCTAGATACCAGCGCTTTAGAAAAATCAGTTTGAGCTGATAATTCACTTTATTTAGTTTGATAAAAAACTTCTGATTCCGATCGAGCAAAGGGATTTCATACAAAGCCATATTTACTTACCACTCATTAATGAACTAAAAGCATCTACAGCTGGTCCTAAAACAGTATTCAATACTGAAGAGTTAACTTGTTTCAGCTGTTTGGTACCAGAATCAACAACATCAGAAGTTACTTCAGGATTCTTTTGATCAGCGATAGAAACCAGCGTTTCTTTTGTGGAAACAATAAAAACTTTCTTAAATACAATATCGATCATCAAAGCATTTTCGGAAGTTTCATCAGTGACATTCTTTAATGACTTAATCAACATGTCTGTATAAAGGCGTTTACCAGTAGAAATAATAAGTCGTTGACCTTGTAAGGCCTGCAACCCCTGATAAATACCAAGAAGTGACAAATCTGACCCAATAAATGTATTACCAATAAGACCATTCATCCTTCCAGCACTTTCAGACCACCCGATTTTCATGGTGACCTCTGGCGGTGCTTTATAGCAGTGGTCAGAAATAGGTGAACCTTTTTCAACGGGATGCTCTGTTATTACAAGCTCATCAGAATGATTCTCTTCAATAACTACATCTGCAAATAAACCCATTATTGAACGATGACCACCAAACAATAGTGAGCCAACTGTTTCAGTGATAGCCATGCTTTCCTCCGGGCAATAAAAAACCCACCAAGTGGTGGGTTTAAATATTTTCAAAAAATGTTGCTTCTCAATGCTTGAACTAAACCTATATAATTTTTGATTAAAGATAAATCACTTTAAAATAAAGGTTAATTCTTGTGAGCACATCATCAAGACCAATTTGTCCCTACTGTAATAGTAAGCAGACACGATTTGCTTCAAGCAAATCAAATATACTTAAATCACAATACACTTGTAAAAATTGTGGCCAAAGCTTTTCAGTTAAAAATGAACTGTATGAATCAAAAGGCGGTTGCTTTAAGTTCTTTTTCAAACTGATATTTTGGGTAGTAATTGTAGCTATTGGCTTTGCCATTTACTTGGCAAAATTTGATAACACCCCTAATAAATCGCAATCTTCTACACAATTAACTGAAAAGAAAAATTCAGATAGTAGTGATAAGGAGGAATTTTCACCAGAAGCTGAAAAAGCTGCTCACGAATACATCCCCACTGAAGAAGATTATAAAAAACATGAAAGTATTGCTGATAGTAAAGATCAAAGTGATACTTTAAATATCTCTACAACTATTCGGAATAAAGATTAATGAAGAGAATCTTATTGTTGGCAACAGCATCATTATTAAGTTTCGGCACTTTTGCTAACTGCGAAATTTACTTTAATGACCCTACTGATGTAGCGAAATGTTATGAAGACGAATCCTTTGCGAAAGTCACCTCTAATCTTAAAAAGTTAAAAGAAATTTCCAAGGAACAGTTAACTTATAATCCTAATGTCATAAATGATTTAAATAAATCACAAAAAGCATGGTTGCTTTACCGTGACAGCTATTGCACAACTTATAGTTTCTATCACGGTGAAAGAAACGCACATGCGAACTGTATCGTCCAGTTAAATAATGATCGTGCAAAACAGCTAAAAACAGATATTGATGCCAATTAACCAATTAAACTTTTAGTGTTACGAGCCAAAAGAATCATCGTATTTTCTTGCTGTTTTTTTACAGCGTTCGCTGATTCTACTGGCTCTCTTGCACCATTGATTACCATATCAGTTTTATAGCTTTGATGTATTACTACTGATTTAGCAGACATATTTGAAGAATTATTAACTTGGGCTTTGTCTGGATTGCCATTTGGTGGACCAAAATTATTAATCTTAGTCTCACCATTATTAATGATCTTTTCGCCAACATTTGCTGAGTTGTAATGCTTCTTAAACCGTCCTTTTTGATATTGAACAAACTGTACAGGAGTTTGACCTTTAATTGGGGTATTTACTCTTATTGCTTCCAGAGTTTTAGCAGACACCTTATTAGAACCCTTTAAAGCAGGAATAATTCCCGGTCCAATATTATGGAGTAAATAAAGATTCTCCCCCGTAACTGCTAATCCATTTTTAGTAAGAATATCTGCATTCTGTTTAGCCAAAAGACCTGTTGCTAAAGTATTAATATGCTTGTCATAACGAGGATCGTTTTTAGTACGAAATCTCTTCCCGATCTTTGTCATACCAATTGCTTTACCCTCAGCGGTTTTTGCCAGATTATCCCAAGTAGACTGAATAAACTGACCGGTACCAATCGCTCCTGTAGGTGACATTTTCCCAGTCCAACCATCCTCCATTTTAACGAAGCCACGTAAAACCTTCTCATCAAGACCATATTTTGTAGCAGCTTCATGAATGTATCTATCAACATCTTTACCAAAGCTAAAACCATAACTCTTAGAAACACTTTTCTTAATAGTACTTACGGTTGTCTTAGCTACATTCGCAACTACTGCTGCACCCGTTTTAGCAGCTTGGGTAGCTGCTTCTGCTGTCTCTTTCGCGGTTCCTGCTGGATCATCAATTGCCTTGGTAACAAACTCTACAGTTTTATCCTTAAGGCTTTTAATTAATTCGGCCAACTGCTTAATACGGCTAATTGCGGTTTCAATTCCGTTTTCCCACTTAGACCAGTCAATAAGGCTTTCACCGCCATTTTTCCAAGTTTGGTAGTCATCCCATAAAGCAGCAATAGCAGCGGCAAGCGCTAATACAATACCGATAGGTGAAGCCAAAAAAGCTAAACGTAACGACTTGATCAGGAAAAGAAGCCCTTTCAACATTGGCAGTACTGAGGCCAATTTAGCAATCGTTCCAATAAAACCACCAAAGATCACGGCGAGCAAAGCAAACTTTAATCCAGTGGCCAGAATTGCTTTAAACCTTGGATCTAGTTCAGCGAACCAAGCAATAGCACTTCGCAAAAAGTTATTAATCATCTTGAGGATGGGTATAAGTGCCTGCCCTGCGGTCATTACAACAACTTCAGTAATAGCTTTGGTCGTCATGGTGATGTCACGGAATTCAACCATGAAATCGGTACCAGACTTGGTAAGCTCATCAGTTAAGCCAACACTTTGACGTAATTTCTGGTACTTCTCCATGTTGTCGATGAACTTATCATCACGCATGGCCATAAGGGTATTTTCATCAATACCTAAAGAACTGGCATAAGCATTTGCCTGGTAGTAATCCATCCCTTTCATTGTTTTTGAAAGGTCTTTCATTACTTCTACACGGTCACGCAACTGACCATTACCATCCCGTGTAGCAACACCCATGCCAGTTAACATACCTTCGTAACCAGGCGAGTTACGCATCTTCTGCGCCACATTCTCAAGTGACTGTAATGCATTTTGAGCATTACCACCCATTTGTGAGATTGCATCACCATAAGCACGAATATTTGAAGCAGATGCGCCAATACGTTGAGATGAGTAATACAGCTTATCGAGTTCACTTGCTGTCTTTGTTACGGCAACAACTGCGCCAGTTGCAAGAAGCAATAAAGTCTTATGCAGCAAAGCCGCTTTTAGCTCTACCCCTTTAAGGGTATCAGCCATTTTTCTAGCACCTTCATTGTCCGTAGAGAAACCTAAGGACACAAAGAAGTCACGAATAACTGTATCACTCATGTCTAACTCAACCTTTGTTTTGTTCGTGGTATCGTTCGAGTAAAAGCTGGTTATCTGCCTGCACATCTAATGCATCATTCATCAATGCAATATCTGCAAGGTCTAAAGTTCCATCTTTTAAAGATTCAAAACGACAAAGGCCACGAATAGCGGGTCTTAAAACCCAATCCTCGTGGCCTGGTAAATGCTTAAATGTTAAGTGGGCTGTTTCGTGCTCAATGCCTTCGTAAGCAGCCCTTGAATAAAATTTCCCAAGTTCGTACGAATGACGGCGATAGTTAGCGGCAAGATATGCTCCATGCCTAAATCATCAAACATGATTGCATCACGGACCACTACTTTTGCACCATTGCGGGAAACCACTGTTAGACACTTCTTAATGACATAATCAACATCATCCTCAGGCATCTTGGCGAAGGCATCCATAAGTGGTTGTAATGCTGAGCCAAGGCTTTCGAGATTTGCCTCAGCCAAGCCACTCACATCGTTTTCTTCAGCGCTTTCTAACTTCTCAATGGTTTTTTGAAGCTCACCTTTTGCCAACTCCGTAAGAATTGGCATGATCGTAGGAATAATTGGTGCAATTTTTCGGGATACATGGAACTGGTCAATTGCATTTAAGCGACCAATTTCGTAATCATAATTACCAATCTGCATTACTCATACGCTCCTAGTTTTTGATCAATTTTGATTGCATCGAATACCCATTCGTTGAAGTCACCAACTGACTTGTAAGCCAAGTCCGTATGCTTCTTGAATGCGCATTTTGATGCCGTAGCGTTATCACCAGATCCAGCGTGATTTAGTGTGATAGTGTTCTTTCCCCACTTCTTAGTACTTGAGCGCTGAATGTGATAAAGATTAGAAAGCTTGGCGTTAATAGGTGATGTTTTTAATAGGCGAACTGTCACCGTACCTGACTTATTAGCGCTCAGAGAGTGCATACCCTCACCATCTGCCCCAATCGTCATAGTGTTCGCATCACCAGCCATTGCAATGGTAATGCCTTCATCTGCAACGCCCGCACCGTAACCTAGGTCAATTACCCCGTCATCACTGGCGAGGGTACATTGAGTATCCATAAATGAATATGTAGACATATTTCTTATCCTTATTAGCGGTTAACAGAAACAAGCACATCGGAGAAATGTGTTGCACCTGCCATCTTGATAGCAATTTGGAAAACCGGAGATTTACGCGCTTCACGTTCTGATTGAGCTTGATCATCTAGACTGTTCGCAAAAACGTAAAAACCTTTAGAAAGGTAATCACCTGTTTCTACTGCTCCAAAAGAATCACCATTCCACTGACCAGGACCAATAAGGCCATTTGTTACTGCCTGCTCCAATGCCCGTTCAAGCATAGTACTTTGGCGATTTACGCCGCCTTCCGTTTGCGGGACCTTAGTTGGCGTGGTATAGAAAAGATTCCACAGTGCCGTCTCTAAATGGTTTTGCAACCAGTCGAGACCATGACGCTCATCGATGAATGAACCATCACACATGACACCTTCTTGAAGAATTGCGGTGTCATTGTTGTAGCCGGCAAAAACATTACAGTTTTTATCTTTTAGGGCTTTTGCTTGGGAAACTTGTAGATCTTCAGCGGCTACACCCGGAAGCTGCTTAAACTTCAATGTAATGGTCGTGTTGGTACCATTGAAATTAACGCTAAATGCTCGCCCAAATACTGAAGCTGCTGCATGTGCCGTATCACCCGAAAAAATCGAAAATACGCGACCGTTATTTAATTTACTGAGCTTGTAGGCTAGATCGGCTGTACTGGTACCATCCAAAGCCAATGAGTTAGTAATTGTCTGGCCATAAATGCGAGATGGTGAAGTCGCATTAATGAATGCTGCCACTTCTAACACATCTGCATCAGAAATTGGCTCAGCGATATCTAACCCATACCACTTAAGTGACTTGTCCGCTAAATGTGTAATTGCATCCATCAATGGCTCAGCAGCATAGCCATTTACTGGTACCGAAGCATGACCAACGGTTAAACCCATCAATGAAGAAACGTCTGTACCAGTTGCATTGGCAATAGCATAGGAAATTGTCGAAGTGGTACCGGTGGTTAATGACGTAATTTCAAAACGGTTATAAACATCATTCCAAGTTACTGAAGCGGTACCCAGCTTGGCTGTTAGGGCAGATGCCACACCATTTAAATTGGTGACAGCTGATAAGTTCAGGGCAGTTACAACCTTTTCAGAACCATCAATGGTGATTTTCATCGAACCATCTGAAATAGCTGTGAAGTTTGAAATATCACGTTGATCTGCAGATAAAACCGCACCTTTTAAAACCGCTGAACTTGCCGATTTAACCCAACGGCCAATATATAAAGTTCGTGGTTTTGGGGATTGGCTAAAGTACAATTCAGCAGCTTTATATTCTGGCGCATCGGTACCATAATCTAATGCTACAGGTGTAAGACCCGAGTATTCGCGTAAACGTTCAACTGGATCTACAACACCATCCGTGGCACCAAGAATAAGTAAATTACCGAAGCTACGTGGCCCTGCTGCTAATGCCGCCAAACTAATGGAGACATTAACAACGTCTGAAACAGGCAATGTCATGGATTAACTCCTAGGAAATTCTATCGGCCCAGCATCTACAAATGACTTAACAGCAAACGTGCGTAATGTTTGCCGCTTAAAGACAGCGGTTAGGTCATATCGATGTACATACTGATTATTGAGAAAGTCAGGCGCGGTGATGATCTCACCCACCTTGATAAATTTGATTTTTTGCGCTTTGAGTTGCGCGATGTTTTGCGGAATGCCTAGACCATCCTTTAGGACGTTTGCAATTGATTGGCCGTGGTCGCCGTAGAACGATAAAAACAGCGTCAATTCTTCATGTCGAATTGAATCCATTGTTTCGTCTTTCTGGTCGAAGTAAGGCCCATCATCAGGAATTATTGACTTTACGGCGAAGGCGCACCAATCCTCACCAATTTCAGGAAAAGGCGGTGGTTCTCTTTGGAAACGTGGACGAACCATATCACCTGGTAAGGATGTAATCCCGACAATGAAGGCTTGAAAGATGTCCTCTAGGTCTTGGTCATAAGCAGATCCGCCACTAGGGGTAATATATCCCCCTGAAGCAGAATCACCCATGATTACCCCAGTGGTTTAAGCTCACAAATTGCTTTTATGAAACCTTGGCCATAATGTAGATTGTCCAGCACTTGAGCCACAATGTAGGTTTTACCCTTCCACGTAATCTCATCTGCTTTGGTATTTTTATCGCCTGAAGTTAAAGCAAACTGCGTGTGAATGTTGATTGCGCCTTTAATCAATGTGCCATCTGCTCGACGGTCCATATTGAGGCCATTATTTGTAGTAACTACGCCATCAAAGGGTGTTGATGTAGTCGTTTCTTGAGATCGTCCATTGTTTCCTACGATGACCTCTGTGCGCTTACAAATAATGCCTGTGTCCATGAAGTCTGGATCTAGCAAAACGTCTGAAACATCAAGTTGAGCCACGCTTTACCTCCTTTTCCTTTTTCATGATCACGTAAGTAACCAACTTTCTAAGCTCTCCAGTATCAATCAACGGCCGAACTAGGCCAGACTCAGCTGGACCAGTTTCAAGCTGTTTAAGATACTGTTTAGCGCCTTTACGGCCACGCCGTGCTCGAGCACGGATTGTGG